GAAAACTGTAGCCAAGTGTTATTTTTCGGAATGGCAAATTTAAAGAGCTTGCCAAGGTTTGAAATACCGACACAAAAAACATTGTCCTCGGAAATACATTTGTACGGCAAATCAATCAGCGGACACATGCTATTGCCGCCAAGAGATACTGCGTTCATTTTGACCGTTGCACTGACGATTACGATGTCACCAATCGTCTTATATGTACAGTTTGCACTTTTGATTTTATCGGTGACGGTTGAATACGGTGTGAGTGTTGATGTACCACTTTCAATATTTGACGAATCGTATTTAGTTGCCAAGGCGGTTTTATCGGCTTTAACAAGTAGAGCGCTGTAAACCGCACCGCTTGTGAGATAACACGGGCTGTTATTCTTTGGTTCGCTGTCGAACGGCATTGAATTGAGCTTTTGGGCAAGTTTTTGGTCTGTTTTTTCCTTCGTATATGCGTCCGTAATTCCGTACCCTGCTAGTGTAGTACTTTTATCTGCTTTGTTCGCAAGATTTGCGTCGGCCGTATCAAGCCTTGCTCCGAGTGAATCATGACTGCCTCTTGCTGTGGCTATTTCGGATTCAAGTGCAATTGCTCCGTCTGTTGCCCGTTCAATCCCCTCGTCCATATGGTTGAGGTTGTCGGCAGTCAGCGGAGTTGCTGTTGAGGGAGTGTTTTCCCAGTTCATTCGTGTGTATTTGTTCAATTTTTTTATTCTCCTTTCGCTGTGATTTTGTCTGTGAGTGCCTGTATGCCTGTAAGCTCTCTTGACAGCACATATGATGTCACGGTTGCGGTTTGTGGAGTGCCGTCAGCGTTATATGCATAGTTGCCGTCAGCGTCGGTTACATAATATTTAATCTGTATCATATCGCCAGGTTCAACCCACAATCTACCGTCAAGGGTTGCCTCGATAGGCTTATAAATTTTATGGTGTATTCGCTTGCCCGTATCGCCTGAAAACAGATTTTCAAACTTATGTATCCACGCACCGCCTTCGTTATCGTTTTCCTGCCATACAAGAATGTTATCTGTCATATCATAGGTTTTACCGCCTAAAAACTTGTAGCTGCGCACTTTTGCGGTTCGTGTAGAACCTCCGATTGCAAAGTCAACAGTCCCGTATGTACCGCTTGATTTTTCGTCAGCGTTGAATGCCTCGTAAAAGTCATATTTTTCTGCTTTTGTTGTATCGGTTTCAAGGTTGACAAAAACAATGTTACCGCCTTTTCGGTTATCGGGTTTAACAAAAGCAAACACACCGAGCATTTCCGCTGTATAATTAAGCAATTGACCGTAATTAACCTTTTCGGAATCATCAAGCCATACTTTGTTAAAAATTTTCATATTCTTAACAGTCAGATTCTCAACCTTGTTGATAACCTCGTTAAGTAAACGGTCGGATAAAAAACGGGCATCAGGTTGACCGCATAGGTTAATAAATTTTTCAGAAACCATTGCCAACAGTGCATAGACCGAAGTACTGTTAGAATTGTTATTCCAGAGCTTTTGCAGAGTGTTTGTACAGTCGGTTTCATAAAGCTGTGAAATCACATCATAGGCGGTTATGCTGATTTTGTTCTGATCCGTTTTATTGACCTCGGCTTTGTCAATCATACCGTTAAAAATGCACCACGACTTTGTTGTCACGGCTTCGCCCGGATAGAGAGTGTCGCTTGGATATAATGAACTGCTCGGCAGTATCGGAGAGCCTGACGGAAAAGTTTGTGTCAGCTTAACTAAAATCCAACAACCGACAAGTTTTGAAACATCAAAAGTTCTGTCAATGGTGTTCAGCAGTCCAATCTTGAACTCAGAGGCAATGCAACCGCCAAACTTCAACTTATTTTCGTCACAAATCGACTGTTTAAGGCTCATACTTTCGCTTTCAATGTTGGTTTCGGTGATGACATCAAACTTGCTGTCAGATGAAAAAATTTCGAGCTTGTTTGAAATCAGCTCGTTAATAATTTTCTGCTTATGCGTACTTGAAACGGATAGCAATCTGTCACCCCCTTAATACTCAATAAAAGTGAAAGTCACGGCATTGTATATGATGTTGTTTTTGGTGATTTTCTTGACCTGATAGGTGATATCGGGCATATAGGCGGTCATTGTGCGATATGTAAGAAGTTCATCGTCCCAATACTCGACACGGATTTTACGCTGTTGAGAGTTGTCCCACGAACTATTCAAAGCACTTCTAATCGACTGCATTTGTGCAAGGGTGAGTTCGTCAACGGTTGTAAACTCAATTCTCGACTTGTAATTTGGCGAAGTTGTTCGGTGCAGAAGATTGTTGCTGTCACGGTATGCCTTGATTTCGGTTCTCTGGAGTGGCGTGCCGTTGTAGTTATCCTTTGCAATAAGCTCGTGCGGAAACAGCTTACCGCTCTTAGGGAACCTTATTAAATAACCTTTAAAATTTGCCATGTCATCATCTCCTAACCTAACGCACCGACACCGTGACGCTTTTTGACTGCGTTGTTGCGTTTTACAATGTTGTTAAAAATCACTTCGCCGTCAAGATTTACAGTAAGATTAATGTCACCGCTGTCACCTGTTGAGCCTATCTCTGCCATAGCCTCAATAAGTGCCTGTTTGATAGTTGAAATCGGCGAAACAACCTCAGCCTCACGCTTGTTATCACCGAGTACGGCAAGAAATTCACCGTAATTTGCCGGAACAACCGTACCTGTGGCAAGTTTAGGAGCTTCCCAGTTCCAGTCTTTATCAAGGTAAGGAATCATTGGAGCATTCATATCAGTTTCCCAACCCCAGTCTTGTCCGAAAAACCAACCTAAGTTTTTCAAAAATGAGCCTGCGATATTAGAAGCCGCTGCATAAAATGCATATAAAAAGCTCCAAACGGTATTCAATGCCCAAATTATTGCGTTGATTCCTACTCTTGCAATTTCTTTGAGAGTGTCCATTGCACCGCTAAAACTCATAGTTACGCCACTCCAAGCTTTTTTCCAATCCAATGTAAATACACCTTCGATAAAAACGATAAGTCCTTTCAGCAGTCTTTTTACATCATCAATAAACCCTTTAATGTCGGTTCCTAAGTGTTCATCAAGCCAATCTGCAAATCCAAGACCTTCGAGAACACCTGTGATAATGCCATATTTCATAGTTACAAAACCACCGATTGTTTCAAACACTCCACCGATGATACCACCCCAATCAATATTTGAAAGGAAAGTTCCTACATCATTGCCTATTTGTTCCCAATCAATGTTTTCTAAGGCAACAGAAATAGTGTGCATTAGTCCAATTACACCGTCTGAAAGAGCTTTTGCGGCTTTTGTCCAATCTATCTGTTCAAAGAAGCCATTCACCATATCTGAAATTGAATTACCAAGTTCTTCCCAACCGCCTTCCTCGTTCATTTGAGTAACAAATCCAAAGCCGAGTAAGATAATGCTATTAAGTGCCGCTCCAAAAGTTGCACCGACTAAAGACCAGTCGATACTTTCTATAAAGCCAATAAGTGCGTTAGCTAATTGGTTTCCGAATGTTTCCCAATCAAATGTGGTCAGAAAAGTAAATGCAAATTCAAATGCAGTTTCTAAACCATTTCCGATTGTAGAACCCACAAGCTTAAAGTTAATACTTGAAATAGCACCGTTTAAAAATTCAGCGATATTCTTTGCCCAGTCTTTAAAGGTCTTTTTAATAGATTTCCAATCGATACTTTCCAAAGCCTTGTTTAGCTTGTTACCAATCAATTCTCCAATATCCTTGAAGTTTTGTTTCTTGAACAATTTTCTAAGCTTATCGGCAAATTTCTTGACCGTATTAGAAATTGCAACGGTCTTGAACATATCTTTAGGTAACAGCTCGTTCTTACTGCTCTTCTGACTTGAACTGTCCTGTTGCATAACATTCAATCGGTCATAACCCGCAAGATTTTTTTCGTTTGCTTTGGTATTATCTTTTGTAGCTTTGGTGGTGTCCTTAATACTTTCCGCATAATCCTGCTGAACCGTAATCGCCTTGGTATATGTGCTGTTTCCTGCAAGTGCAGAGAAAAGCTGTGCAATTTTGTCGGCAACATTCGACAGCAGATTGATAAATGCAGTCAAAATAGGTGCAACCACATTCAGAATCGGAGCAAAAGCCGTTGCAAAGGCATTTTTCAATCTTGTAAGAGCCGACATAAGCATTGACAGGTTTTTGTTTGTCTGCGGTGAAACCTGTGCAAGGTTTTGCATACCCTCTTTTACAGCGTCAAAGATTTTTGACAACCCCTGATACACAATCATACCTTTCAGAGCCTGTTTAACCATATTGAACGATTTTGCAAATCCGCCCATTTGCGAAGAACTCTTTTTTGCGTGACTTCCAATCTTCTTTATGATGTTTACTGTGGCATTCTTAAAGGCACTTGCCATAGCTTTTCCCGCTTTTGAAACAATGTTTTTCAACCGTTCCAAAGCTGAAACTGACCTTTTAGCGGCATTTGCGTTTGAATTTTCCTTTGCCTCGGTTTCTCTAAGCCTTGCCTTATAGACTTCAAGCTGACCTGATAAAGTTTGTAACTTCTGTTGTTTTCTCTGATACTCGGCTGTATCTTTGCCCGACACTTCCGATTCGCTTTCACGAACATTTTTCAGTTCCTGTTCATAGGACTGCAATTTTGCTTCTGTTTCGGTAATTTGCTGTTGGATTTTCTGCCAATTTGTGTCCTGTTCAAGCATATTGTCAAGATAATCAGTACCAAGTCCCATACCTTCAAGGTCTGCCTGTTTGGTGTCACCGATTAAATCGGCTTGACCGTACAGAGAACTAAGTTCGGCTTTAGCCTTAGCAATATCCTTTTCGAGATTTGTAACTGTACCGCTTTTAACGGGAGTGTTCGCAAGTTCTTCAAGTTCCTGCTGTAAGGACGAAATTTCGCTCTCGGTTTTCCCAATCTTATTTTTAAGATCAAGCATTTTTGAGGAGATTTCTTTTGTTCCCGAACTGAACCCGTCAGTATCAATTTTTGTATCAAATCTCAAAATACCGTCAACCGCCATATTTTCACATCCTTTCAATATAAAATAAAGGGCGTAGCAAATAGCGACACCCTAGGATATAAAAACAGCACATACCCGAAGATATGCGCTGTAATTAACAGATATTTAATTGTGGTTAATTTGCATTTGAAGCAAGTTTCTTTTGTGTAACACCTGCAATTGCAAGCTGTTCATATGGTTTAGGAGCTGACAAACTGTCGGGAATTGGAATTCCATATGTATCACAAGTCAGTTTATCCATTTGAGCAATTTCAAGAGGTGTGCAACCTTTGTCTTTCATAATTGTACGCTGAATACGAAGATAATTTGCAACACCGTTGAGATACTTTACCGTATCGGGAGAAATAAACGCATTGACTGCCTCTTTAACTCTGAAATAGGTTTCTTCAAGATTTTCAAACTGTTCCCACGCTTTGTCTGTATCAAGAATTTTGCAATGGTGGTTTGCTCCTCTTTCAGTCCACAAATATAAATGACTTGCTCTCTTTGACCACTCGTCTTTTAGACTACTGGTTACAAAGTTTTTAAATTCCTTTCCTTCCAAATAGAAATAATGCTTTCCCTCAACAAATTTGCTTTTGTTACGAGAAAAGTTTTTACTGATATAACTCGTACTCGTTCCATATGCTTCTGCAAGCATTGCTGTTGTAATAACTTTCTGTCCTTTGTATTCCATAGCTTTCATATCATTTAGTCCTTTCATCTTTTCATACTTTCTTGTGCAATTCTCATAGCATATGAGAACCCAAGCAAGAAGCCTAATTCTTCATGAGCAACCATTCCCTCAAGCATTGCATTTGAAGCGTCATCATAATGTCCATGCTTGCAAGAAGCCAAAGCATTGTTTATGGCTGTACTGGAAAAATCATTCACTTCTTTTACAAGAGAATTTTCTCCATACTCCTCGCCAGTAACATAGTCAGCAAATAAGTTATCTAAGTAACCATATTGCCTTGAAAATATATCCGCCATAATAAAAACTCCTATCAATTGTTGTTTGACAGAAGTAACCCTAAATGATATAATAGATTTCAGATAGGGTTACCTGTCGGTGATAACAGTATCGTTCTTCTTTCCACAGTCAAACGGTACTGTTATTTTTTTATATCGCTTTCCAACTTTTTTATTCCTCGGCTTATTGCTTCAGTTTTATTAACCTTTTCCTGCTCACAATATTTTTCTAATAAGTTTTTATCACTATCACTTATTCTAATACTGATTTTGTTAGGTCTGGGGTTGTTGGTTGGTCTGCCTGTTCTTGGTGACATCTAACTATCCTCCTTTCTTTTGTCTGGCATAATTATATAATATTGTCGGGCAAAAGTCAAGGAGTTTTTTATTTATTTTTTAAAATTTTTGCCACCCCGTTTGGAGTGGCTTTTTGTTTTAGTTTAATTTACTTGAATCAGCATTATACACTATTTCTTTCACATCAACATCTGACCTGTCAACCTTACAGAGCTTTTTCCAATCAGATTCAGAACCACCGTAGTATATCTTTTCCATATCGTGAAAATAACCCCAAAATGTATTATCAACACTTTTTAATGACTTTGGAATATACAGATACTTAATTCCGCAAGAGTTAAATGTGTTGTTATCAAGATGAGTTGTTCCCTCGGGAAGTATAACACTATCAACAATCCTTGCAAAAAATGTTCCGTCTGAAAAAGATACTACCTTTCTGTCTTTTCCGTCAGCTTTATAAGTGCTGTTGACCTTTATTTTATCATCGTGTCCTTTATATTCCTTGATATACACTTCGTTTCCGTCAAAGTAGTAATCGAAATCTTCAAGGTCTGTGTATTCAGTTGCCCAAACAGACTTGCTGTCAGCATTTTTATCTTTTGAACTTGAATAACCGTTACCTGTAATCAGATTCGATACCACGCCAAGTGCCATAACAACGATAACCCAAAACCACCATTTTTTGTACAAAGGCTTTTTAGACTTTTGTATGTACGGTGTTACAGGTTTTACATTATTTGAAGCATAATTTACGGTTTCGGTTTTTGGCTGTTCGGTTCTGTTTACATAAATCGTTTGATTTATAACTGTTTTCTCATCTCTCTTGATATAACTGCCGCAAAAGTTGCACAATTCTGTATCATTTGGATTATCAGCACCACAATACGGGCATTTCATAGATTACACTCTCCTAAATGTTAAAACAATATAGTTTTTACTTAATCATACACTAACATTTAGGGAATGTCAACAATATGTGATACGATACTACACTACACAAGCGAATTTATGAAGTCAAGTTCTTCTTTATCTTCTGCTGTGAGTTTGGGCTTTAGGTCGATAAGTTCTTTATGTTCATTGTAGAAATCCCGTTCGGTTTTGTCGAGCTTCTTATACTTTGCCTTTTTGGTGCGTATTGAAATCACCTGTGTAAACAAGCCGTCACCCACTTCATTGAACAAGCCGAGAAAAGTCCACCAGTGCATATAATCGACTGTGCGTGTTTCCACTCCTGCAACCTTATTGAGAGCTGGGAAGATGATGTGTCCGTCCTGTTCCCAATCAAGCACACGAATGGGGAGCTGTTTGCCCTGCGGAATATCTCCGCCGTCAAGATACCAAGTTGCCCTGTCAAGTGCCTTTTGGTAATTTTCGGGAATCTCCTTGTAAAGGCACTCAACACACACTCGGCATTTTTCAAAATCGTTCAGATCATCGTCTGCATAGGCTTTGAAAATCAGCAGAGCAACACGGAAGTCGGAATTGATTTCGTAGTTTCTGCCGTCAACCTCAAGGCTTTTCGGCAGTAATTCAATCACCTTTTCACCTGTGAAGTGTATTTGCCGACTTTCTCATCGGAAATTTTCTGTGCCGATTCAAAATCAGCCTGCATAACAGGAATAAGCACTTCAAGGAAGTTTTCAAAAATCGACTTACCGCCCGCAAGCGAAAGACAGTTAATTTCACCAAAAGCAACCGTGCAGACATCCGAACCGAAAATGTAGTTAATCTGCTCTCTGATGTCCTTGTCGCACTCGGTGATAAGCTGAATTGCGTCAGCGCTTTCGGCTTTTTCAGCGTTTTCATACTTCTTCTGAATCTGTTCAATGTTCTTGACTGCCTCGTTGAGCCTTGCAAGAATGCCCAAATCCGTGGTATTGATACGGATTACTGCGTTTCCGTCATCGCCAATCTGATACTCCTTGTAACCTCTGTCAAAAACAAGCTTCTGCATAAATCAATCCCTCCCCAAAGATTAAACCGTTGCGGTAAAGGTCGGCACTTTCTTCTCAATTGTAGCCGTACCCTGCTGTCTGTCGCCGTTAAATGCGATGTTGAACGGAATGTTCACACCGCCCTGAGCACCGCCGTAGGACTGTGGCTTTACGATACAGGTTTCAGTCCAAGCGTCATACGGACCCGTCTTCTTATCAACAAGAACTTCAAGAATTGCAGTCTTGCAGTCGTCACCTGTAAGGCGGTTCATTGCAATATCCTTAATCTTTTCGTAGATTGCATCGCCTGTGTTTGCGTAATAAGTGTCTGCGTCAATTGACGGTTCATAGCCGTTATCGTTTACAACGGTTTCGTCAAGAATGTTCTTGACTGTTTCTGTGTCGGGGTTGAGTTCAACCGACATATCTTCAATATCTCTGCCAATCAAAAACCACTTAGGGCTTTCGCCTGTGCCGAATGAAGCGTCAATGTAGTGCATAAGATAACTTCTTTTGAGTTTACCGATATCGGGTGTTGTTGCCATAATTAAAATTCCTCACTTTCAATTTTGTAATCTGCGGTAATCTGTAACTGATACATTACATTACCGATTAAATTGCTGTCGGGTATGTCATAGAGCATACCGTTTGAACAGGTTATTTTTGTGAGCGTACCTGCAAGCTCATTGTTGCCAACCGTTACGGTCAGCGTTTGCCCCTTTGCCTGTTTTTCAAGCCACAGCTGTAACTCGTTAATAAGTCCGCTGTTGGCAAGGCGGTCATAGTCATTAACCGACTGATACACGGCGTACAAGATGAATGTGTGCTGTCGCTCCTGATTGCCGAGAACATCGGATTTAATCAGTGTGTCGCCTGTCGGAGATAAGCCGTAGCTGTCGGTGTCAGGGGTTGTGTAGTCAATGTGCAGGACATCGTTCAGCTTTGGAAAGCTCATCACAATGCTCCGCATAAGTTCAATTATGTTCATTCTGTCGTACCTCCTGCCACTTTAGCAGCACCCTGTAAAATCTCTTTTTTACGGTCGGCTTTCATTCGTTCAAACCACATCTTGCCGGCAAGAGGGTGCTTTGCCCGAGAATAAACAAGCATTTTACCTGTTGGGTGTTTCTTCTGTCCTTTAGGGCTGAAATAGCCCACAATACCACCGTTTTCCTTAATCGGGATATTAGGACCGTAAACCTTGCCGTAGTAGAGATACCTCGCATACGGTGTGTTCTGATGAATTTCGCCCGAGCCTATAACCGTTGAGAGGGTTGCCGACTTTTCAAGCACACCGTTTCTGAATGGTGTATAGGGTTTCATCAATCGTAAAACCGTGCTGTCAACATACTTTTGCACCTTTAACACATCGGCATTTTTGCGGACTGCAACTTTTTCCCCCCAGAGAAACCCTGCCGTACCGTTTTTTGACTTGATGACAAAATCGGGCGGTTGAACAATCTTCATGCAATCACCTCGCCGAAATTTTGATGTGCTGTAAATCGGTTACGCCGTAGAGCTTTTCATCAATCGACATAACCGCATAGCACCTGTGTTTTTGCTTTAGCGTTTTAAGGCTCTGTGACACGCTCTGAGGGTTTGAATTATCAAAGGTAAAATTACTCTCGCCCTTAATAATAATGTCCTGTGCGCTGTTCTGAGGGGTGCATAGCTGACCTGCAAAAAGGTTTTCGCTCGGCTTTAAAAAGCCGGGCAAAAGCCCTGCGGATTCAATCGGAAAATACACCGTCACGCTGTCAGCGTTCTGCATTCCGCTTTTAAGCACATTGCGAGCCTTGTTCTCCTGCCAATGACATTCGGGAATGAAATATCGGTCATAGCCTGAGCCGTTGAATCTGTAGATTGTGCAGGAGCTTTCAGGGGTAATAATCATCTGCGACCACCTCTGTACAACAAATCGGTGTCGGCAAGATACTTGTAAATTGTGTGTCTGACAGCCTTTTTATGGGCGGTTTTACGCTCTTCTTCGGACACATAGCTTACGGATTCATCACCGACGCTTGCGGATGAAATTCCTGAATTTGCGGACTGCTTTTCATCGTTATATACAAGCTCTGCAAGCTCACAACAGCAGAGTTTTACGCTTTCGGGAATATTGTTCCCGTCAACATTTTCGCCTGTGTATGCCTTAATGAGCAGGGTTGCAGAGCGTGCATAATAATCAAAGGCGGAAACAATGACCGCCTTTCTGCCACAGAGATATTCAGAGATGTAATAGCCTTCATCGGCATAAGCGGTCATAGTAACACTCCTTATTTCTTAATTCTTGCAAGAACAACCTTTGACTGGTCGGAAAGAGCAACAACATAATGCTTGTCGGCTGAAACATCTGTCTTTCTTGAAAGAGATACTCTGTCAGCCTCCACATTTGTGTCACGCTTTAAATATACGGTAATTGCCGCTGTATCGTCCTCTGTTTCCTCATCATTTGTGAGCTTAACAATCGGATTTGAATAGCACGGGACAGATACCTTTGTTACCTTGTCGCCAATCTTTACAAGGGGCATTGTTTTCTTGACCTCTTCAAGATTTGAAGCTGTTACGGCTGTACCGCTTTCGTCAGCTTTGTACCACTCGTTCAAGAGCGGTACTTTTCTTGTAGGCACAATTCTTGTGTTTGCAATCTTGCCGATTTCGCCTGACATCATAACCTGATTAGGGTACTTATCGGCAGAAAGAAAGTCGCTGTCTTTGCGAAGCTGTGTAACCTGCTTTGGGTTTACAAACATAACCTTGTCTGTGTTTGCCTCTTCATCGAAAAGGTCAATAGCTTCAACAACCGAATTGTACTTGATAATTGAGCCTGAACCGTCATATACAAGCTGTGCGGTCTGAAGTGCGTCCATTGCGTCATTGTCAACCTTTGAAGCAATTGCCTTAGCAATCTGATTGTTAGCTTCGCCGACAGGGTTGCCGTAACCGCTTAATACTGCTTCATCCGTAAGCTCAACGGCTTTCATTGCCTTTTTTACAGTTGCCTTTGCGGTGCTTGCTGTGAGCTTTACAGTTTCAGCCGCAACACCCTCGGCAACATCTACGGCGTCACCAATGTAAGCATACTGCGGAACTGTGATAGTATCGCCTGGCACACCTGTAAGGGTTGTATCAACCTTCGCAAACGGAGCAATAACAATCTTATTCGGGATTTTTGCTGAAATCATATCAGCCATAACCTCGGGGTCGATAATGTCAGAAATTTTTGTTACCTGATTTGGCATAATTTAATCATCCTTTCAACTGTTCATATTTCTGTGGGTCACTCTTTTTTAGATTTAAACGCTCGCTGTAACCCATTTTTGCGAACATTTCCTTTGTAATTCCTGTCGGTATAGGATTTCCCGTGTCCTTAACAGGATTCTGAAAAGGCTCGTCAGAACCGAACATATAGCCGTTTTCGGACTTAACCTGTTCGAGAGCCTTTTTGATGTCATCTGCCTGATTTTTAGATGTTTTCAGGTTTTCAAGGTCAAGCAGAGCCTTGACAGCCTTTGCATTTTTCGCACCGCTCTTTGAAACAGCGGTGTCAAGAACAGAGTTAAACTCCATATCGGCAATTTTTATCTGATACTCGTTTTCCTTTGTTTCAAGTTCGCCGTTGAGCTTTTTGATTTCGCCCTTGAGCTCGTCCACATTGACACCCTCAAACTTTTTGAGTGCAGTCTGTGCAGTTTCAAGCTGTGACTTGTAGTTGTCCCTTGATGTGCGGAGCTTTTCAACCTCTGACACGGTTTTGTAATTATCCGCAAAGGCTTTTTCAAAGTCAGCCTTTTTATCTTCGGGAACTGTAAAGCCGATTTCGGAGAGAAGTGTGTGTATATTCTTCATAGTAAATCCTTTCTGCATAGCTTGTATTCCGCTTTGCCTGCGGTAGAAATTCAGCCGTTGTAACCCACGGCAGGGTAAAATAAAAGCACCTATGCAATCAAATGCAAGGGCGCTTAATCTGTTTTTTCTGTTTTCTTTGCTCTCGGCTTTTGGGGGCGTCAGGCTTGACCTCTTCTGCAAAACCGCCGTCAATGAGTTCCTTTGCTCTCTGCTCGGAGCATTCAAAAACTTCATTCACAGGTCGGGTTACATAGCCGTTCTGCCTGTCGTTAAATGCTGTTGTTACTCTGATTTTCATTCTGTCACCACCTTTCTAAACCGGTCGAAATCGACGGGTTTAAATGCAAAAAGCACCCTATAATCAACATTGCTGTCGGTTATAAAATGCTCAATTCGTAATTTTATGCTGTTTTTGTGAATTGCATACAACAAAACCGCCCTTTTTACGGAGCGGTTAGCTTTTGTTTCTTTGTTTTTCAAGTTCTTTAATTATTTCGTCAAGACGTTTTGAAGCTTCTTCGTTAGAACCATCTAAAACAGATTTGTTTATTTCTTCCATTCAAATAAACCTCCTTCTTGATGTTTACTTAAAAATTTATCAATAACCTTTCTGTATTCACTATCAGAACCTGTTTTTATCCTCTTTTTTCCCATTCGTTGTAACTCTGTTAAAAGTGATAGTCTGTCGTATCCTTTCAACTTTGTTAATACTTCAATGTTGCCATCGTTTTTCACAATAGTAAATGTTTTTATACTATCATTCTTAATAAATTCGATAATATCATTTAAAGAATAACTGCTGTTTCTCGGGTGATTGTGCATAACAAATAAATCTTTGCCTTGAAGTGCTGATCCAAAATCTATTTTTTCATCAGTTCCTTTAATAGGCTCTGTAATCATTTTGGACACATCATTTTTTAACACGAAGGCAACTTCTTTATCTTCATTTTGTTCTTTTGAAAATTTCAAAAGCTCCTTGTGTTGTTTTTGAATTTCCAAACACTGCTCTTCTGTATAACCTTCAATATCAACTTTAGGAATACGACTGATAGCTTTATCGGTTATCGGAGTAATAGGCTTTTTACTTTTCTCTTTTATTATACCACTTTTACCCGATTTTGCAACAGATTCAGCGGTGATTTTATTAACACTCTCTGCTTTTTTCGGGAGTTTTGAGCCTAAAGCATTTTTGCCGTCAACGGTTATTCTTTCCCATTGCTGAGGGAGGTTCATTGCTTTGGAAAACTTTACATATTCGTCCTGCCTTTGAAAATATCTGACCTTTGCGCCTGTGATTGTATCGTCATCTGCACCGCCCTGTGTGAGCAATTCAATTTGCTGACGGTCGGCACGCATTGCGGTTTCAAGCCGTCTTTGCCTTTGCTGTGCTTCATACGCAGTGTACTGTTTGCCGTTGTATTCTTTCTGGGTGTTCTCTTCCTCGTTCATACGGTCAAGTTCTTCTTCGCTGTATGTCGGGGTATCAATGCCCTTGATGAACGGCGAATAGCTGTGGTAGCAGTTCGCACCGCAAAGACCTGTGACCGTACCCAATCCGCAGACGGTTTCAAGCTCCTTTTTGCTGTACACTCTGCCCTGCCACACCTGATGTGTCGGTCTTGCACCACGGTGATAGCTGACCTCGAAATATTCCGTGCCGAGCTGTTCGGCGTTGTCCTCGTTGACCTTTGCGACAACCTGATTAAAGCCTGTCATCAACGCCCTGCGTGCCGCCACATCAACACGATTACTCCAACCGCTTGCATAATCGACGATACGCAATCCGCTGTCGGTCATAGCTTTAACCGCTTTTTTAAGGACGGTGTTATAATCAACCGCACCGCTTGCAATCTGCATAAGTCCGTTGTCAAGAGTGCGTTGGTAAAAGTCCGCAAGCGGAGTAAATGACAGCGTATTGTCGGCATTTCTCACGGCGAATCCGAGTGAGCCTGTAATGTTCCTGTACTCCGATTTTGTCTGATTTTTGACCGCCTTTACAAGTTGTTGCAACTGTTTATTTTCTGCATAAGGAATATACTCTTTGCCCTTGCCTGCATAAAGCTTCTCATTTCTTGCATATCCCGACTGTACAACCTCGTCATAGATTCTGTCGATTTCATCGTCAGACACATTGAGCGTGCTTTGAATAAGGCTGTCTATTTCATCCTTACTCACGCCCAATTCATAAAGCCTGTTAATCTGCCAATCGGCGGCAGAGGTTATCTCCTCACCGTTAGCTTTCAAACGCTTCGTAAGGTCGGACATAATATTTAACTGTAAACTGCGGTACAACTGTTCCATAGCCGAGGGCAAAGCCTCAATTTCAGTCGGAGTGAACATTATTCGATAACCTCAGAGGACTGCGGAAGATTCTTTTTCGCTGTCTTTTCGTCCTCTCCATACCATTTCATACGGTACTCATCAGGTCGCATAATACCAAGGTTTAAGTCCTGAATATCCTGCTTGCGTTCGGTTTCTTCATCGGTCAGAATACTGTCCTTGAAATCGCATACAAACGAATAACCGCTTGTTGTCAGCGAATTGTAAAAGGCAAGAGCATACACCAAGTCATCAAGGCAATAGCGAAGCTGTTTCTGAATTGCCGACACTGTGTTATATTTTCGGGTTTTGGCTGACAAAACTTCCGTAGCAGTCTTTGCGACTGTTTCGGGGTTTGAAAGGTCACCGTATGCAAGACCGACCGCAAATTCAATCATACGCAGATATGTATTCAAGCCGTCCGTAATGTCGGACTGTCGGAACGCAGGCGAAAAGTCCTTGAACAGTTCTTCGTCGCCTAAATCAACATCAACGGCACGGTACAAACGCCTGTTAAGTCTGTCGGCTTTGCCGTCCTTAAACACGGCAGAATCAACATGAATCGCACGCTCTCCGCTTTCAAATTCCCAGTCAAGCCGTCCGAATTGCATATCGGCTTTCTGAATAATTTCAAGTCCGCTGTCAAAAATCGACATACCGCAGGATGAGCCGTCAACCGTGTTTTTAATCGGCACTCTGAAATATCCAAATGCAGGTCTTTTCATATCGGGGTATGTGACCGCAGGCGGTAAGTCTGCCCACTCGTCAATGACAGCGAGAGGAATTTCAGTACCGAGAACCTCGGATGATGACGAACGGTAAGCCGTGTTAGTAACAGTCAAACCCTTGTCCTTATCAAGGCTATGATATTCAAGCCTTGTGTAGTAGTTGTCACCGATTTTCTTAAATTCGGGGAAGATGACCTTTACAAGCCTGTGCTTTGCGTCAAACTCAATCGGCACAAAAGCGTTTGCCGAGATATATTGCACCCTGTCACCGCCCAAAGGCTTGATAACCATTGCACCTGTTGCAAGACCTGACTGTAACTCCGAATTAAGCTCCTCGATTGCAGTTTCAAACAATTTTGACAGCGTTTCATTTGAGATGTTCACCGTCATTTCGTTAAGCGTAATGTTAGCAAACTCCCTTGTGATTGACTGCTCAAGCCTCAAACTGATGACATTTTCATCAAGCCACGGAGCTTTGCCGACATAGCAGTTTTGCCATATGCCGATAGCCTTTTGCATTTCTGCTGTAATCGCAAGCCGTAAATTAAGCGCCTGCCGAATATTTTCAAGCGGAAACATTCGCCTCCACACTCCTTTCAAAAAATCTATAAGTCCCATTATTCACCTCTGCGTTTCCATACTCTGTTCATTGCATATCTGACAGCGTCAATATGGTGGTTGTCTCTGTCGGGATAACCGCTGATAACATTGCCGTCCTTATCACGCTCGTATTCATAGTCGAGAAACTCCTGTGCAGTATGCGGACAGCGTGTGTTATCAATCACAATCTCCCGTAAAGACTGCAACCACTTCATTGAGTAAACAACCGAACCGGGTCCTTTTTCTGCCGAACGAGCCATTAAACCGTCAGCCCTGTAATCGCCGACTGACTTCTGTTCTGCACTGTCACAAGTGATTAAATCATTGCTTGTAACTCCGTGCTTAGTTCTGAGCAATTCGGCTGTTTCCCTGTTACTTTTTTTGTTGCAATGTTCCTCGTCAAAAATAATGAGCTTGTGTTGACTTGGAATATAAGTCATACAATCATAGGCAAACGGATCAGGATACCAGCCCCAGTCAACTCCTCTGTAAAATCTGTCAAAGGTCTGAATTTCGTCATCTGTGACCTCACGAATAACAACATTATCAAATACATTGCCACCTGTGCCGTTAGCAATGCCCATATACTCGTTTTCATAGGCGGTAGGGTTTGTTTCTTTCAGGAACTCTGCGTCATCTATAAACGGCTTTCCGAGCCATTTTGACGGTACTGTAAGGTATGTACTCTCAATAACGAGCCTGTCTTGACGGGGAATTTTAATATACTTGTTCGCCCAGTTCTGTGCAGATTTCGGAGGGTTGAACGATTTAAATTTAAAAGCCGTGTCACCGCCGCGAATCACCGACTGTTCAATCTTTCTGACAGCTTCCTCGCCCGTGAACTGGTCAAGTTCTTCAAACCACAAAACGCCGATATAGCCGAACGGTACTTTGATTGATTTAATCTTGCCCGGATCATCTGCTCCACGGAAGTATATTTTCTGTCCTGTGCTTACCCTCGTGATTTCGAGAGGTGACACGGTGCAGTTAAACTCGCTTTCAAGACCGAGAGCAGAGATTGACCACAAAATCTGCTGATACACCGAACTGCGCAGAGTGTCGGCTACCTGACGAAAAATACAGGCGTGCATATCCTCGTTCTTCATAAGCAAATCAATAACATTCAGACTGACGAAAGACGATTTTGTTGAACCTCTTCCGCCGGGGAAAACATATTCCGAATGTTCTTCTTTACCCTCAATATCAAAAAGCACCGACGAAAACGACGGTGCAACCATATTAGCCGGTATTCCTTTGTACTCCGAACCGTCACTCTTTGGCGGTTCAGCCTTTTTTCGTTCAATGTCGAGATAGGCATTGTCGAGCTTGATTTTATGATTTTCAAAAACATTGTCACGGATAATATTTCTTAATTCTTTAATGGAATTAACATCACCTGTTTTAGCCTTTTTGAGAAGTGCCGCATTTACAATGAGCAAATTATTGACCAAATCTTCGTCAATCTCATCAACATTAATTCCCATATCAATAAGCATTTCCCAGTCGGCAGGAGTGTTGGCAGGCAACGAAAGTAACATATCCATAACCTGTTTCATACTCTTTTTACGGCGGCGTGACTTGCCCGAAGCCTTGCCGCCCTTTGCTCCGTTTTTCACGGCTTCATCACGGCTTTGGTCAGATGTAAACGGTATTAAATTTTTCTCATTGGGCAATCACCTCACCTCTTTTATCCGATTTTCCCTCACAACACAAAACCGCCCTCAAACGAGAGCGGTCTGTGCAATTTTTTTAGGGGGACATAAATGCCTATGTCGTTTTGTTGCTTTCTTCAGTTTACATTATATCACCCTGAAACCGAAAAACCGAACAACTTTTACCAATGGTGGCGGTTGCACATAATTCTTATGTTGTCGGGGGTATTGATTCCGCCTGTATCGACTGCAATCTTCGCCCAGCTGTATTTTAAGCCGAGGTGCATAAACAGGCAGTTTTCCACAAAATCGTCCCGTGAGAGGCTGTTCAGTGCCGAGTTTCTACGGATTTCAAGGTTCTGAATATCACGCTGAATATCTGCAATCTGCACCACCGCATTGCCCACTCTGTCGGATGTCTGACCTGACGGAACAATTCGTTCACCCAGCGTCACCGCCGTGTTGTCCGCCTCAGCCCGAATCCGTGCCATTTTCGCCCTGAGCCGTGAAATCTCTCGGTTGATGTCCTTAATCTCTCTTGCTGTCAATCTACTTCACGCTCCTCCTCGTCAAGCATACCAAGTTCCTGCGCCAACGCAACAACAGCGTTTACAATCAAATGCAAATCCTTACCTTTGATGTTACACATATTAAAGCAAACATCGCCCTCATCGTTATCAAGTTTACCAAAATCAATAACAAGTCCCTTTGTAATCGTCTTGCTTTCATTGTTATCGTAATTAACGGTGATATTTTTAATGTCTTTCACACTTCTACCTCACTTTCAAGCCAATGTCTTGTGCAGTCAATACAGCTGTTATTGAATCGCTTTTCCATAGGACAGGCAAAAAACTCATACAACTCCGAGCCATTTCATTGATGCTCATCGATTTGATTTTTTCAAAGTTTGTCATTGTGTTCACACCTCACTTCAACAATTCGTCTGCTGTGACATTAAATAAATCTGACACAGCTATTATGGTTTCGATATTAGGCTCAAATTTTCCCTGCTCATAGTAAGATATACTTGTTCTGCTCAAATAGAGCTTTTCGCCCAGTTCATCCTGCGTTAATCCATTTTTAAGTCTTAACGCTTTTAGCTTTTCTGAGAATGCCATCACTTTTCATCGTCCTCAATAGGCTGATTCCAACATTTAATACAGTTATCGTCACAATCATCTATGTCCATCAGTCCTAATGCACGTGGACATACACCTTTAGGTGTTCCGTCATCGTCAAGCGGAGCATTCGGATAGTTTTTCAAAAACTCGCTCAAATAAGTTTTCTGTGGGTGTTCGTCACTCCACTTCTGCACGATTGCAATTGCCTTTTCAGGATGATACATTTCAAAAGTTATACAGCTCATACTATCAGATGTCCCGTTATTCTGACTGGACAGCGGACACTCGGAACATTTAATTTTGCATCCTTGCCGCCTTGTTCTTTTCGTCATCCTCAACTTTTCAGCGAAATAATTTTCTGTTTTTGAGCAATCAATCATTTTTATCATTCCTTTCTTCTTGTTGTGTATGAAGCTTTTTTTTTCAAAGTTTGTCATTTTGCCTGTTCTCCTTTATCAAACAACATCTTTTATATTTTTTCCGCTTCCACAAGGACAAGGTGCGTTCCTATGACTATTCTTAGGTGGGTGATATGTAACGATAGCGAGAAAAGATATATTACAATCTTGTGTATAATACTCACATATGTCAGCAGGTTCTTTAGTTATATGGGCTTTCATTCTTGCTCCCCCTTTCTTGCTCATTCCATAATTTCAAAATCTCGTGATATTCTTCATTGTTTAAGTTAAGTCCTGCTTTTACATATACGCAATCAACGCAATAACTTGAGTATTGCAATCCGCATTTTTTACAAGGCATTGTTTCCCTCCTTGTACATTTTTGCACCGCAATAAGGGCAATATGGATACAAATCAATGTCCTCGTGAAAAGTGAGAAAATTTTTACACTCAGAACATAAATAATTTGCATAACCGACATCCCCGCTGTCGTATTCCCACTTTCCGTGCCTGATTTCTTCCATTTCACACACCGTAGCATGATTGGGTTTACTACCGTCAACTTCGATAATATGCTTAACTGTTTCGGCATTTTGTTTTGAATTAAAGTATATCGTGTTTACACTACCGTCTGCGAACGGTATATCCAAAGCATAATCACCGGATACCTCACGGATTTTTAATTCTTTTTCAATCATTGTTTTCGTCTCCTTCAAAATTAACAACTTTTCCATTGTCGGTGTAATCTCGTTTGTCAAATTCAAGTTTCAACTTGTCGATAACCACACGGTCGATATGTTCCCAAAACACTTCGTCAGTGTCGGAGTGTTCAATTATTTCGGTCATAGACTTTAGTGCCTTTGCACATCTGTCACGACCAAAGCCGAAATCCTTATGCAAGGCAAATACGATAGTCTTAAAAATTCGCCTTGTCAAGTCATTGATTTCTTTGTCCTTGACTTTCTGGTATTCCCTGTCGGCAAGGCGGTTAATCTCCGCCATAGCTTCTCTTTTCAGCTTAACGGGTATTCTCGCTTTCAATGCTTTCTCTCCTTTCGTCAATCTTATCAAGTGCAGTTACAATCAACGAGCTTTTTGCTTTGGTGTCCATAAGCTCTACCTGATAGTAAAACCGACCCGTTGTATTCCGTCTAATGATACAGCCTTTCAGAACGTATTCTGCACCGTTATACAGCACAACTCTTTCAAGGTTGCGTTTAACTTCTGAGATATTCACAGTTCTTCCACCTTGATGTAAATACCCGAAACCTCTGCCCAAAACTTTTCACATATCTCACTTGCAACAAGTGCGTCATCAGACCAAAAGCCGAGAGCGGTCATACAGTCTTTTAGCATTTTTTGTAGATTGTCCGTGTCGGGCTTTGTTGTACGATATTCGCCGTCCTGATGTTTACCACGAGGAAAACACCACTTTGTTATCAACCTGACACCCAACTTGTACGGTTCTGACGGTTTAAATTTTGCCAAATGTGATGTGAGCTTTTCTCTTGCCTGTTTCACCTCGAGCGGATTGTAAAAAACAGGTTTGCCGTTTTTTACCATAACTTTATGTTCCTGTGCCGTTACGGTCGGCGGTATCATCGCCATAAAAAATTCAGTCTTCGTTGCATTCGATTTCATAATAATCAGCTCCGTGCCATACTTTTAATTTTGGGTCGTAAACTATGTATCCATTAGCGGCTACCTTATCCAATACATAACTTATCAACGCAGAATTTTTGGAAATCCACTTCATTACTTCGTCGTTGATATAACAATAATTCTCTCCATCTTTTCTTCGTTTTAGTGGAGGCATTCTTTTAGCGACTTTTAATCTTTTATCTTTTGAAGTCGATTTGCATTTTGCCATTTTTTACCATTCCTTTCTTAACTTTAAAATTTTGCTTTTAGTCACAGGTCAGGGGAAGGAGTTGTTGTGCGTAAGCTTCGCACAACTACTTCACCCCTGTGACCTTAGGGAACGGACATCGTTTATATATACGGTAGTATATATACTTTTTCTTTCCCTCGGAAAATCTCGAGAAAAAAGTCATTTTCCGTCATTTTTAGAAAAGGAAAATCTCGGGAAATTTTCCTTATTTTCCTTCACGGAAAGGGAAATTCTCGATAAAATTTTCCTTCCAAATTTGACGGAAAGGGAAAATTTATTCGACTTTTTCCTTTCCCTTTAATCCTGTTTTACCGCCGTCAACCCAAAATCCGCCGTGCTCTTTTAATCGATTTCGGACTGTTTTTTCGGTAACTCCAAGATATGTAGCAATGTCATTTATATCTGCCTGACCGTTATTTTCTTCTGCAGTAAACGCTGTCATAATAGATTCTGAGCGTTCTTTTTTGCGTTCCGATTCACTCTTTTTCTTACCGAAATTCTTCTTGTAAGGCGGGTTAAAATCGCCCTCAAAATTACAGTCTTTCAACACACCTGTTGTATCTGATTTGTGTATCGGATAATCAAACCAAAGATTAAGTGCATCAAATGTCGGAAACTCTCGCAGAGTACCCTCTATTCTCCACGCTGACATCCCTTTTACGGTTTTTTCGGCACTGGCAACATCTGACATCATCAGCTTAAAAGACTGTTCAGGAAGCGTTTTGCGTGCGATGTCAATCATATTATTTGCCATTACCAAATCGTCCTGCGAACACACTTCGCTGATTTGGTTAAAACGACCTATCCAGTCTTTGCAGATTTTACAGGTTCTTTCATCCTTTTGCTGCTTCATCAAATCTTCGCTGATTTCAAGCCTTGTAAGGTCAAGGAGTGCGTCAGGGTCACGGGCAAAAACACCCGAACCCGAAACTCTGTCCATTGACTTTTTACCGCCCTGAGCACCTTTGGAATGGTGGTGACAGTAGATTACCGCACATCCGATTTCTGTACACACCTTGTCAAACTGGTTGCAGAAGTGTGCCATTTGGTCTGCGCTGTTTTCGTCACCCGTGATAACCTTGTATATCGGGTCAATTACTACGGCTATAAAGTTGCCTTTCAGTGCTCTGCGAATAAGCATAGGTGCTAACTTATCCATAGGCACGGACTTGCCACGCAAGTTCCAAATATCAATCCTATTTAAGTTTTTGGGTTCAAGTCCTAACGCTTCATATACATCCTTGAATCTGTGAAAACAGGACGCACGGTCAAGTTCAAGATTCACATACAAGACATTGCCCTGCGCACACTTAAAGCCGAACCATTCTGTTCCCTCGGCAATTGCAATACACAATTCGATAAGACCAAATGACTTACCTGCTTTTGAGGGTCCGCCGAGGAGCATTTTATGTCCCTGTCGCAATACTCCCTCAATCAGAGGCGGAGCAAGTTCGGGAGGATTTTCAAAAAAATCTGCAAGGTTGTCAAGGTCGGGTAAGTCATCGTTAATGCTCTCCACCCAGTCTTTCCACTCGGCAAAGTCTGATTTACCGATGTTTGTGTCAATGATAAACTGCTTTTTGCCGTTGCGGATAACACCGGGCATACGGCTCAGCCTTGACGGATTGCGGTTCTGCTTGTCGATTTCAAAGCCGTTTTTATGGCATACATTGTAGAGATAATCAACCCTTTTGCGGTATTCGTCATAGTTTGCGGCATCAATCTTAACAATAGCGTGGACTGATTTTCCGCCCGAATAAACAAGCACCGCAACAGGCAGCTCAAGCTCTCTGATGATTGCATTTTGTTCTTCAAGAGCCATACAGTCAGATTCCACGAGAGCATAACGATAATCGGTTACATTCTCATTTTTTACACCCTTGCCGTCCAATGGGTTGAACCTTATCCACGCTCCTGCTTCAGGCTTGTAATCACCGAATACATTTGATATATCACCGTCACAATTGTTGAGGGCGGCAATAAGCTCACCTGCCGTACGGTCACAACTGCCCTTTGTAGGCAGATATTTAACCTTGCCGTTATCGTTCTTCTCCCAAGTTTCGGTTACATAGCCAACATTTTCGGAGCTGTCAAAGAGGGTTTCAAGGTAGGTTACAATTTCATTCACAGGATTCCAGTTTGCAGGCTCGTGAAACTTTACACCCTCACAGGCTGTTACTCCGATATCGCCCTGTTCAAAAGCGATTTCATCATTCCAGCCGAGTTCTTTCGATTCACGAAAAGTCATCCCCCTGTCTTTTGCCATTTGGACTATCGTGCCTGCTGTGACAGGTGAGGCAGAGCCGTTAAAGCTCTGCCATTTCTTTTCACACTCACCGTTGTGATATCGGCTGTCTGCTCTGCTCCAATCGTCCCAGTCCTTTACGCTGTATCCCTCTTGTTTGAGTGCCATTCCGACATTTACCCAGTCTTGGTAGTCAAGCTCTGACGGACTGATGTATTCAAGTGCATTAAGTAAGTCCAACCGTATTCACCTCGCTTTGCGGTACATATGTTTTCGGGTTAATGTTTTTCGGAGTTCTCCAACCGTTTGCGGCAATCCTTGAAATCAAGGCTGACGCTTCGTCAAACTGCCATTTGCCCACGTGCTGAAAACCTCTGCTTTCAAGCATACGGATTTGTTTAGGTGTGGTTAAGCCCTCAATTCTTCGCTTTTCGAGCCTGTCAAGAATAAGTTTTGCTTTGCCGGCACTCTGGATTTCATCGGGGAATATTCCGAGCTTTTCAAGTTTTGCTTTCTGTTTGTCTGTAGGCGGAGAACACTCCCAGCCGAATGCAGGAACATATCCTGCAAGGTCCTGCGCCTGAATTGACATTTCGTACTGCAACGGATCTACAAGTTTGCGTTTGCGTGTTCGCATTTCCGCAAGCTGATTTGCAAGCGCTTCTTCACGCTGAGCCACAACATCTTCGCTTGCTTTTTCCTCTGCTTCTTCAATATTAATCGGACATCCTGCCTGTTCCGATAAGTTTTCGGTCATTTTTTGTGCGACTTCATCGTTGTCGCAAATGAGATGTGCAGGTCTGCAAAGTTCGTGCCGTTCTGTATGCCATAAAAAGTCGAGCAACAAAAGCTCCGTCTTGTTTGGAGCAAGTCTTGTACCTCTGCCGACCATTTGGCAGTAAAGCCCACGCACCTTTGTAGGTCTTAACACGACTACGCAGTCAACGCTTGGGCAGTCCCAACCCTCGGTTAAAAGCATTGAGTTGCACAGCACGTTGTACTTATCATTTTCAAAATCCTGCAATACTTCCGCTCTGTCTTCGCTGTTACCGTTGACCTCTGCCGCTTTAAAGCCTTTTTCATTCAAAATATCTCTAAATTTCTGCGATGTTTTTACAAGTGGTAAAAACACAACAGTTTTACGGTTCTTACAGTATTTTTTCATTTCTTCGGCAATCTGATAAAGATACGGATCAAGTGCCGTGTCAATATCACTTGCTTTAAAATCTCCTGCCTGTGTGGCAACTCCCGAAAGGTCAAGTGTAAGCGGTATTGTCACAGCTTTAATCGGTGACAGATACCCCTCTTTGATAGCCTTAGGGAGTGTGTATTCATACGCAAGCGAATCAAATACTGTTCCTAAATTTTTCATATCTCCTCGGTCGGGTGTTGCGGTAACACCCAACACTTTCGCATTGTCAAAATGCTCAAGCACACGCTGATAGCTGTCGCTGATTGAGTGATGTGCTTCATCAATAATGATTGTGTCAAAATAATCGCTGTCAAAGTTTGACAGCCTTTTCTCACGCATAAGCGTCTGTACAGAGCCTACAACAACCCTGTTCCACGAACCTATGCAACTTTGCTCGGCTTTTTCGACTGACGAATTAAGCCCTGTTGTTTTTTGGATTTTGTCCGCCGCTTGGTCGAGCAATTCTCCACGGTGGGCAAGTATCAGCACCCTGTCACCTCGACGGACACATTCTTCGGTGATTTTTGCAAAAACTATTGTCTTGCCACAGCCTGTAGGCAAGACAAGTAATGTTTTTAGGTTGCCGCTTTCCCACTCGGAGAAAACGGCATTCTTTGCTTCATTCTGATACGGTCGAAGTTGCATTAAAAGCTACCCGGTGTCCAGTTATTCGGCATCGCAGTATTTGGCGTTGCAGGCTGTGTGTTATACTGCGGCGGATATGTAGGCTGTACATACTGCTGAGGTGCAGACTGTGCTACGGTAGGCGATATCGTTGTCACCTGTTCATCGTAGGCATAAAAATACTTGATGTCATTTGTTACGCCCTCTGTGCCGTCATTCTTGACATATTTGCAGATGATAACCTGACATTTACCTTTTTTACCGATAATGCCTGTCCAGTCCATACGGAGCGGTTCGCCGTGTTTTTTCATTGACACGGACAAAAAGAGCTGTGACAGTTTCCATTCAAGCGAGGAGTGCAGTACGAAATTAACTGTAATTTCTCGCTTGTCATCTGCTCCCCACACATCAAAAGTCACTTTTGCCATATTGCACGCTGGCAGTTTGCCTTTACCCTGTGAGCGAGCACGCTCAACCTTTGCTACTGTAAAATCATAATCACCCTCGGGGAACGGTTCATAATTTCCGCCCTCTTTGGTTATTTCGTCGTTCCAACCAAATTCTCTATCCATTCATACATCTTCCTTTCTTTATTCAAACGGTAAGTCACGGTTGCTCTGAACTACTTCAAGCACTTTATTCCATCCTGGAATAATGCAACCGTTAATAAATCGTGGGTCATAGTTTGCAATCGGTGTATCATAAGGGTAGTGTCCCTGTGTAAACACCGCCTGTCTGATTTCGCTTTCATCAACACCGTTAGCTCTCATAAGGTCGGCAAGAGCTTTTGGTATGCCCTCGGGAATATTGACAGATTTATCATTCTGTATCTGAGGTGTTGACAGCGGTACAGGCTCGGGAACTTTTTCAATCTGCGTAGGTTGTGGCACAGGCTGTGTCGCAGGCTCTGCCTTAGGTGGCTGAGGTATCGGATTCTGCGGAACAGGAGCGTTATTTACAGGTGCAACATCATTAAAAATATGGGCAATGCCTGCATAGCTAAAGTCCATTTCTTCGGGCAGTCCGTGACGATTCTTTGCGTCCCAACAGGGATGATGAAGCGTGTACATCACTCTCCCTCCGCCCTGCGCTTTGTACTTTCTGCCGTCTTTGTCGGTTGCTACCGCTACTGTTTTATAGTTTGCGAAAAGCACCATATCAGCCCATTCTTTTACAAGCGGAGAAATCTGTGAAGCAGTCTTTTTGCCGAGTTTAAGCTCCCAGCGGTCATATTCACCGATTTCATCAGGCTGTGAAAACTTGCGGAGCTGTGCGTGTGCGGTAAGCACAACATTGATACCTCTGTCAATCAAATCTTCAAGGCTGTTCAAAAATCTGCCGAACTCCTCTTTTTCGTAAACATATCCGTTGCCGTAGCCGAAATCTTCAATACCTTTTTTTCCGTACTGAGCACATACATCATCAATACAAAGCTGTTCTGCCCAGTCGATTGTGTCAATGACAACCGTCTTGCATACAGTCGGATTGCTTTTGATATATTCAAGCTGACTCTTTAGCATGGCCCACGATGTCGGCTTATCCATTCTTGCAACATCAAGGTTTTTTGTGCTGCCCTCCGTGTCGATAAACAGAGGATTCGGAAACTGCGAAGCAAATGTTGATTTGCCGATACCCTCGGGACCGTAAATTACAACCTTTTGAGCCGACTTGATTTTACCTCTTGTGATGTTCATTATCTCACCCCCTGTACATCTGAAAAATTGATTTTATTGCCGTCAACATCAATGACAACATAGTCGATTGCATAGTTAAGCAGTTCGTTTGTCAAATCCTGTATTGACTTGCCTGTCATACCTGCAATCAAAACAATTCTTGAATAGTTTTCAGGCATAATCTTGACCTTGGTATAACCGCAGGCAAGCTCTCTGTGCGGATTGCATTTGATTACACATTCATTTGTATTTGTTTTTGCTGTTGTTTTAGCTGTAGTTCTTGTAGCCATAATTAAAACTCTCCTTCTGTCCAAGTCGGTGTTGTAACAGGTGTGGTTGTTTCGGACTTAATATAGCCGTCCTCGATGATTATTGAACATTCATCACCGTTTGAAACTCTTGTTGCAATAGCCTGCAATCCCTCTGATTCAAGCCATTTTGCAAAGTCTTTGAGTGTGTCGGTATCCATTTGTTCGAGCTTGTCAAGCAGGACAAATCCGCATTCGGGATTGAGCTTGCGAACAATTGCCGTAGCGACACGAAGCTGTTCCGAACCGCTCATGTTGTTCCACTTAAAACCGTTATATGTAAGCTCGCCATTTTCAACCGATAAGCCGTCAAGGGGCAAATTTGCGTTGTTGAGCAAGTCATATTTTGTTTTGCGGATTTCTTCAAGCTGTGCCGTCATATCGGCGTACTTGCCGTAATATTCCTTTGCGTCCTCATCAGCTTTCGCTTTATCGAGGTTAGCTCTGACTTTGCGGTTAATTTCGTCAATCTCGGTAATGTTTCTTTCAAGTTCTGCCGTGCTTTCATCGTGCAGTTCGGCGACGGTCTTTCTGCTCTGTTCAAGCTGTGCAAGCACTTTTGTAAGCTCAGAATTGTATTTTCTCAAATCCTCGTTAAGCCTGTTGATTTCGCTCTGTAAGCTGTTGGCACGGCTTTCAAGGTTATCTTTTTCTGCTCTCAGACGGTTATTTTCACCGTTGCGTGCAAGAATTTCCTGCTGTTTATTGATAAGTTCAGAGGCTGATACAGGTTCATTCGGCACGCCTTCGTATTCGGGCATTTCGGCGGCGAACTTTTTCTTTTGGTCTGCAATCTGACCGATAGCACGGCGCTCGTTATACACCTGTGTTTCCTGCGTTTCAAGCTCGTAAACTCTGTTGCCTACACCGATAATCTGCAGGAGCGTGTCAGCCTTTTCCTTACCGGTTGCATTCATAAATTTCGGCAGGTCAAGAGCAAAGTTACTGACAAATGCGTCAAGCAAAGCCTGTCCGCCTTTGTTGCCTGCGGTGTCAATTACTTTAAGACTGCTGTTCTTACCGCTACGCTCCACAACAATACCGTTTGAGAGCTTGATTTTAAGATGTGGCGGAATCGTTGAACCCTCACGGTACGGAGCAGACGGAGCGAAACGATTACCGCCGAGAGCCCACGCAATTGCGTCAAGAACAGATGTCTTGCCCTGTCTGTTTTTACCGCCCAACACGGTAAGTCCGTTTTCGGTCGGTTCATAAGCAACCGCCTTTACTCTTTTTACATTTTCGATTTCAAAAGCTGATATTTTTACTGACATATTAAAGTCCTCCTTGACAATTTTATCTTCTGATGCAGTTTAATTGCCTGCTTATGCTGTCCGCTTACTGTTATTCCTGATATTTTTTCAACCTTCCTCCTTTTCAAGCGATATTTTTCCGGACATCAATTCAGGGAGTTCTGCATCCCTGAGTTCTGATAAATACTGATTTTGCATCGTATTGAGCAAAGAAATTTGGTTTTTCCACATTCTCAAAAAATGAATGAAAATATCCGGCAACAATTCTTTGTCATTGCACTTAAATGCAAATTCGTTCTTATTTTTGGTAAATTGGATATAATCAGACTTTTCAATTTTAATTCCTAAAAACTTGAATTGTTCGTCAGCAAACTGATTTGAGTTTTTGCTTTCATCTTTATAATGCTGAACATCAAAGCCTAATTTTCGGGCAATTGTTTCGTTGATAACTAACTTACAAGCGTTTTGCATTTTGGTAATATAATTGATATTATCGGCAATTTCCTGAAAATCACGATGTTTGCTATCTTCAAAATCTTCAACGCTAACATCAAAAAACATACTCGGAGCGAGCATATATTTCTTTTCTGCTATCTCTGCGTTTGACTTTATCAAAGAAAATTCATTCACTTCTGTTAGGTTTTCGATAACCTGAATGATTTTACTTATATTTTCATCGGACAAAACATTATATTTCTTTTTGTAAGTTCTGTTCGTGTGGCTTTTACCGCCAAATTGCCCATTTTGTTCTCGCTCTTCAACGACAAAGTTTTGAATGCTATGTATCAGATTCACTTTGCCTTTGTTTGCTTTGTTTTTGTTTAAAACCATTATGCAAGTTGATATACTCGTACATTCAAACATATTATTTGGTAAAGTAATAATCGACTCAATCAAATCATTATCAACCAAATATTTTCGTATATCATATTCATTGCGTTGCGTCAATGCGCCCATTGGCAGAATCAAGACTGCTTTGTTTGCTCTTGCAATGCAATTAAAAACAAAAGCATAATTCGCATTACTTGCGGGTGGAATCACTGGAAATCTAATGTCATTTTTAAGCGGTAATGGCGGTTGCCATTTGATGTTGTAAGGCGGATTACTTATTGCAACATCACAATGCAGATTGATTTGTTCGTTGCTTGGCAATTCGTCCACTTTGCTATATTTATCATCTGCCGAAAGTTTATATATTTTAAAAAACTTGCGCGTCAATACATCGCCATTTAAAACATAGCCGTTTACATTATGCAAACACAGATTAAATAGTAAAAATGGTATGACTTTTTCATCAAGCTCTTCAACACAAACAAATTTCGCTTTGCTATCTTTTAGCATTTGCACCGTTAAAGCTCCGCTACCGCCACAACAATCGTAAACCGTTTCACAGTTACCAGCTAAAGCAGAGACTAATTTACAAAGGCTCTTTGGGGTATAATCCTGTTTCTTTTCTGTTTTGTCGGCTTCATAATATTGCCACAACGATTGCAGCCAGTCTTTTGAACCGTCATCAAGTTTTTTATACTCATCAAAAATATAAAAATTTGGCTTTAAAACAACATCAAGTAAAGCATTTCCGATTTCTGATGTTTTGGTAACATTGAGTAATTCAAAAATTTTGTTTTTAAATTCAAGTAATTCGATAAATATCACTTCCTTCTTGATTTTTTGAGTAAGAAAGGATATAATCAAATTGGTGATATTTGTTATATCCTTGCTATCCGTTGAGGCTTTGCAGAGCTTCAGCGGATTTTTTCTTTTTTTCTTTGAAGTATTGCATATTTTTTCTGCGCTTGATGTAGACGAGCTGTTCTGCAACCAATGCAAAAATCAGCACTTTTTCGTTCAAAAAAATCTTTTCCACAACGCTTACAATGTTGTACGGGTATTCTTTTAAATGATGTGCAACTGTCGCAATCTTTTTCGCATGCAATACAGCCTTTAATATTGCTCCAATTCAAGCACATATCCTTTTGCCAATATTCACTGTATTCCTCATCAACATTTGAGTTCGTTTTTGCAACACAAAGTAAATCTCCTGCGAGGATCGATAACAATAGATTAGCTTTGTTTTTTTCTTCGTCCGACATAAGTCGCTTGTATTTTAACGGCTTGTCAGGCGTTCCGTCTCCAAAGTTTCCGTTGCCTATATAATTTCGTACTTTGTCAAGATTTTCCGTGAGATACTTATCAAATACACGTCCTCTGATAGCTTTAACTGATCGACCGATTCTGTCGGATATTTCTTCATATTTGCTTCCGCATTTAATCATTTCGCCAAGTAAAGTGTATTCAGATTCAGCCCATTTTTGATGGTTATCAGCTTTTACAGGGCGGTATTTGATGTTTAGGTCATTAATTCTGCGCTGTATAGCTCCTTCGCTACGGCACAATATGTGCGATAGCTCTTTGTAGCCATACTTTTGCTTTTTAAGCAATTCTTTGAGAAGGTTATCTTCTCTGTTCGTCCATGGAGTTGCTTTGATAAAACTGTTCCTTAATATGTCTGCCTCTCGCTTTGGATTTACCCAATCAGGCTCAGGTCCCAATTGATATCTTCCAAGTTTAGAAAAATCTAAAAAATACTGATTTCTCTCCGCCCACATCCAAAATTCATCCATGTAAACAACAGTAAAATTTGTTTTTGAACTTCTTGATATGTTGTGAGTAGGCAGATTCCTATTTTTTACCCACGATGTTTTTAAATAAGTGGCAGAAGTGTTTGGACGAATGAGTTTATAAAGATTACTTATTGTGATATATCTATAGCCATTAGCCAAGAAAGGTCCTAAGTTTAACTTACCAGCTTTTAGCCTTATTGCACATTCAGATCTATCAAGGTGTTTTGTTATAGTGGCCATATTAACATTGCCCCAAGCAGATACAAGATAATCTATTTCATCGGCCGTCCATGTTTTATTTAGCCTCGACATTTGCTGACCCCCACACATTCAAAACCGAATGCTTCGGATTCAGGCGTTTCAAGTGCTTTGAGCTTGCGTTTTAGCTCTCGGTTCTCGTGACGATAACCGCTTGACGCTGTTTTTTCGAGGGCAAGATCTGTTCTTGCGTTTCTCAGCTCAATGCTGAGATGTCTGTTCTCTGCTCTGAGGTTTTCGATATCTTTGAGCAGTTTCCTTTTTGTCGGGTAGTTTCTTAACCACATTGTTAATGCTCCTTTATGTATTGTCTGATTTCTTCCTTATCAAATCGCCAAAGCTTTCCGATTTTGTGGGCAGGAAGAACGCCCTTTTGTGCAAGCCGTGTTGTGTAATCAACATTAAGTGCAAGCAACCGTGCCACATACGGCACATCAATTATCACAGGAACTTCATCCCAATTAACGATAGGTCTTTCTCTCGGCATATGTACACCTCCTATTTTTCGTTGGTAATTTTGTCTGAAACGATTTCGACTGATCCAACATCAGCAACGCTTGATTCAGTCTATAAGAATTTTGATTATTTACCTATAGTAGTAGATTTCAAAAATCAAATAGAAGCCGCAAACAAATCAAATAACAGTAATCAAAAATTTGATTTACAGAAAGGAGTTGCAAAACTTACTCCTGTTGGAAAAGCGTTCATTGATGTTTGTCTTCGTCCTTTGCCCACTTAATCAGATCCATAATTTGAGCGTCGTGCTTATCAAGGTAGCTGTCTATTGTTTTATACAAATGGGCGGCTACTATTTTTATTGCTAATACTGCTGAAACAAAAGCTGTGCAAAGCATTAGCAGTCCTAAAATTATTATTACTTCCGTCTTTTCTTCACCTCCTAAGCTGATTTCTGCTGTTCGGCAAAGTTAGTTTCTGATAGTTTCTATGAAACAAGAAGGATTGTTAGTTCTTCCTAATAAGTAATCGGTTGAACAATTAAAAATATCAGCTAAACTCAAAAGTATATTAATGGGGATATTACCTTTTGTTTGCCAATTATAATAACTTTTACGTTCAATTTTTAACTTATTAGCAAGGTCTTCTTGTGTCATATTAGCTCTTGCTCTTTCGGCTTCAATATTTGGATATAAAAACGGCACCAATCTCACCTCCTTTATAAGGTTTTCAAGTTCTGCAATACGCTTTGTAAGAGCACCGAGGTTTCGATAAACTTCAAGCATATCTGCTGTGTAATCAGGCACTTTTTCCTCAACGATTTTCATTCGTTTGTTAAGGTTTTCAAGTGCGCCGTACACATTAAAAATTTCATCTGTATGAGTGTTAGCCATATAAATCACCTCCTTGTAGCAATACCCGTCATTGTGTCAACACTATCAAGCATACTAATAACGCTGATAACACTGATGATATCAGGGATACTGCAATAGATGTAAAAATCGGGTGTTTCATTAACCATTCAAGGATAAACACCTTATCTCACCCCCTTAGTTTTGGTTGGGTTGCAGTTTCCTTTAAGAAACTACATCAGCAAAAAAAATAGACATAATCTTAGATGAATTAAGTCCGAGAATTTTTGCAAGCTGTGCGATTTCTTCCTGCTTGAAACAAGTGACACCATTTATTCTTGTATAAAGTGTCTTTTTATCAATTCCCATTTTTTCAGCAAGTTTTGGAATTGTAAAATTGTTTCTTGCAATTTCAGCTTTAAGATCACTTGTATTCACTTTCTATCACCTCGTTTCCTTTAGGACACTTAAATTATATACTGCTTTCAGTCCTTTGTCAACCACTTTAGGAAACTTTTTTATATTTTTTCGGTTTAGTAGTTGCTTTTTTGAAACTTTGTGTTAAAATATAGTTACAGACCTCTTATAAGGAGAGACAAAAATGGATATAGGAAAAATGATTAACCAAAGAAGAACTGAATTAAAACTAACTCTTGAACAGGTAGGGCAAGCAGTTGGTGTCGGCAAGAGTACCGTCAAAAAATGGGAAGACGGTTATATATCTAATATGAGAAGAGATAAAATAGCTTTATTAGCCAAAGTCTTAAAAATGAACCCTGTTTCTTTTATTACTGGTGAATTTAAAGAAGAAGAAGAAAACCAAGCAATCCCACTTCCGCAAACAAATGTATTTATGCGACCGGTATATGACAGCATTTCGGCAGGGTTCGGAGTGATAGCTCAGGATGTGCCTGTTGACTATATGCCTACATACATCACTTGCCCCTCAGAACAGGATAAATATATATGGATAAATGTTCACGGCGATTCTATGAGTCCTCTGATTGATGACGGCAGTAAAATCCTTGTTAAAAAACAATCTTCCGTTGACAGCGGTCAGATTGCCGCAGTCCTCGTTGACGATGAAGAGGCTGTTGTTAAAAAGGTCCTTTACAACGATAACACCGTTGAGTTGCATTCAGTCAACCCCTACTATCCCCCAAGAGTGTTCAAGAACCATGATATCGCCCGTGTCCAAATCCTCGGTCTTGTCAAAGAAGTAAGTAAATCGTTGCAGTAAAGTAAAAAAAAAAAACCCCCCCCCCCCCCCCCACCGCGCGGCCGCCCGCAGGGGGC